ACCCCCTTTACCTACTATAGGCAGGGTGGGGCCCAGAATCCTCGTGGAGCCAAGCTCCACGCTCGAGCAAAGACTCGAGGACTACTTCTGTGAAAACAGAAGTGTTGCCGACGTTTTTGAACGCCGGATACAGCCTTTCTTCTTAGAAAGGTTCCTCGGTACGCGTAGCGCACCGACATTCCTCTCGGACTTGTGTCCGAGGGATCAGCAACAAGTGTTGCTGCGAAACCTTTATGTAAAGGTTTCCCAAGCCTTCAAAGTAAGGCTCCGCCGCCGGCTTGACGCCGGCAGGCTGAACCAGGTACGGTCCTGGTTCCATACTGCCACTGCGGCAGTTCTGGCGTACTATTGTACGTCTGACAACCCGAGCGAAGCTCAGGTTGATCGTCTAACGCGATGGGCGTTAGAGAACTGCGCGAACAACTACGCGCAGTTTCAGTCAGACTTCAAAAGTCTGAAGAAGGGCATGCGAAAATCATTTGCCCTCACCGGTAGGATTGATTCCTACCGGCCTATGGCACACATGGTGCCATACTACGACCTCTACCGTTCGAAGGTAGGGTTCGAGTCACCAGCTGAGCTGGGACGCTACGTCTTAACCTGGTGTCAAACCAGGGCGACGGGCATGGCGGATCACGTGATGATCCGTAATTCTCTTGAAAAATTCAAGAGAACGGTTCAGGAACCCTCACAGAGGGTTAAGATTCCTGAACCATACCTCCTGGACGCTACCAGGATGGCCGTTAACACTATGGGTGTTAACGCGGTTGTGTCTGTCGGCACAACTGCTTGCCTCGAGTCCTCTCGGAGCAAGGGAGGAAAGACAGCTTTCCTCCGCGACACGCTTGCTAGAAAGCGTGTGCTGCGTTTCACTTATGACATGGAAACGCTCGAGCCGACGGCGATTGAGCCTCGGCCGGTCAGGACTCCAAATGATGTCCTGAGCTGGGCTGTACAGACAGCCCTGCACCACCCCACTTATGTGAGGTGTGTTAGGGTTCACGCGGTCGTTGAACCCTCGAAGGCGCGTACTATCACTGTCGCGCCTTACGCCTATCAAGTTATTATGGGCGTCCTGGCACACATGTACCAGGCGACTTTACAACATAAACATGTAAAGTCAGGACTTAAAGCAGATCGCCACTTGTGGCGATTTGTTCAGAAAGTCCTCAATCCGCAATCAGCGGAGTGGCAGCACCTACCTGAAGGTGCTACTATCTATGCATTGAGCACAGATCTTTCCGAAGCAACGGACTTCGGAAATCTGACTGTTAGCAGTCAGATATGGCAGTTTTTGATAAAGCTGTCATCGGTGCACGAGGGGTTCCCCCGTGCACTGGCTGTACTGGGCAAGACCCTGTACAACGGGAGACGATTCTTCTTCGTCCCCGACCAAACTGGTAATTACCAGTTGGTATCCAGACAAAGGGGCTGGATGATGGGTGATATGATGACCAAGGTCATCCTCACCATCGCTCATGACGCAATTTGCCGCATGAGCCGCCTACAAGTATACAGTCTTGTAGGTGATGATGAGATAGCACTCAGTGCTTCGACTCATCAATTGTCGACGCAGATCGACAATCTTCAGACCATTTTCAAAGTGTCTGAAGAGGACACGTACATATCGTGTCACCTCGCATTTTATTGCGAGGAGGGGACGCTTGTGCCACAAAGGGCATCGTCCTCTAACCACGTCCAAATGAGACGTGGTGAGGAGCTATCATACTTGGATTATCCAAGGTTTAGACTCCTCCTACCTCAAATTTCTGAGGTAGACGCCTACTCCATGAGTAACTCGGGTAGGTTCGCGCTCCTAGGTAAGGAGTCGCGGTGGGTTGACAATGTCAATCCCCGGGCGCGCAAGTATTTTACTCGTGCGTCCCTCCTGCAACACATACTTGTGCCGCAGGAGCCGGACTGTATCAGTCCGTACGTCCCCATAGAAATTGGGGGCGATGGGGCAATGCCCCACTCACCAGCTTTCCTGGCGAGAGTCGTTGCGGATAAATCCCGCAACGCTAGGGAGGTCATGTATCGAATGGCCTCCCTCATGTCCGGCACGACCGGACATAGGTACGTGCGGTCTGACCGCACGGACAAGGTGGTGCACAAGCACCACTTATACCTCCCAAAGATGGAGGGACTGCGGGAATTGTTACCTGCAGACTCTGTGATTAAACCAAACACAGAGGAGGGGCTGCTACTTTTGCGGTCCCTTAAGGTGGACAACATTTGTACACCCGAGCGGGCTTTCTTTAAGCTCGCTAAAGCGGCCTACTATAGGGCGCTTCTGGCGGGATTGAACCCGCCAGAGCCGACATTCTCTTTAGAGAGGAGTTATTCGGCTGGGCACACGGAAGATCCGTATGTCAACTTCCCAGACTTTTTAGAAGCCTGGAAGAATCCTGGATTCGTATTCCAGGATAGCTACGACTATTTCGTAGACATGGAGGCCTTGGGTCTCCACAACCCAATGCAATTGGGTTGGCGTTTTGGGCCCACTGCCCAAATACGATCTGGGGAATTGTTTTCCCAGTGGGTGAGGGACAACCTCACCCTGGAAGACCAAGGTCTTCCCGATGTTCTGGATTCAATCCGGAACATGCGGCCATTACCAGATTGGGTGATGGCTAGGCTCAATTTGTACATTGAGTCCGACAACTACATTATGATGCAGTTGCGAAACCGCGGGACTTACCCACGGTTCATCCTTGTCGTCACGCGCGACAAGAAACTCTGCATACGTATGCAGAGGTGGTTGACCGCGAACGGTCATACCTCGAACATTATTTTGTTCGATCCGGCCATCTACATGATGGGCCGGCTGACTGACATTGAGTCAGTCAGAGTCTTCACATGGTACAAACCATTTGAAGGCGACGTCGACTTTATGGTCGACCCTGGAGCTATGCTCCACGTGGACTACACAGAGTTCACGGATGGCTTCCCGAATGAGGAAGACTACTTCGATAGACCTATCGAAGTATTGGATGCAGTACCACGTCATCCTGATGTGGTACTCGTGCGCTTAGCGCACGCACGCAACTGAGTTGCGGAAGTAGTGCATAGCACTGCTCTCACGGCTTAAACCAACACTGGTAGCCGCGGATTCTGGGTTTTCAC